TACCACGCTCCGCTACAATGCGGTCTGCATTAAAGCGATTAGCTTTTCTCGTCTGGTATTGTTCAAACGCATTATCAATCTCAATGACCTGCGAAGGACTAAATCCAGCGCGGAGCAAGGAGCTTGCTGATGCACGGCGTTGTATTGCGGCGGGTTTAGACTCGCCTTCCATGTCCGACATAATCTTCTGCACATACGGTTGCGTTTCGCTCTGCTTAGGCAATACAGAGTAGTCCTTACCAGCGGCAAGGAACTTGTCTGCGTTAGCAGGGCCAGCATTGTACGCCACAAGAGCAGTCTCCATGTCACCATTGTATCGGGTGTACATAGCAGCAATGTAATCTCTGCCTACGCGAACACGCTCTGCTTTAGAGTTGTCCTGTGCAGGGAGTACACCAAACCCCGGATCGGCATTAGTGCCGTCCATGACTTGCATAAGCCCTTTAGCACCAGCGGGAGATACAGCATCCGGGTCGTTAGCCGACTCGTGAAACTGCATGGACTCCAACAGGCCACCGGGCAGTCCAGAAGCGTTCTCCATAGCACGAGCAAGGTCGGTGTCTGTGGGATCGAGCATATTGTACAGGGCTTCGCTATTGCGATTGCTGTCCAGTTTAACCATAGCGGTAACGGCCTCGGCATGTCGTTCTTTCGACAGGCCACCATCCCAGTTTATGATCTCCTGAATATGTGCTTTGCTTTCTGGATTAGTAGGATCGTAACGCTCAACTTCGGACAGACCCATTGCTACATAGCTCTGGAAAGTTTCACCTTCACGCCACTCATTGTTCTTTTTGATCTGCGCGGAAACTAATTGCGGAAAACTGTTCTCTGCAATGCTTCCCATCAAGCCGCGAGTGAACGCATCGTTCCCCGCTACGCTGTCAGTAAGACCTTTAAAGGTCTGCGCCAATTTCTGCTGATACTGCTGGCTGGACATCTTGTGATCCACGGTGTTGATCTCTTCCAATGCTTGCTGATGCCAAATGTTTCCTTCGGTACGAGCCTTCATCGTCATAAACCCGGCCATCGTGTAACGATTACCGTTCTCGTGGATTTCTGCTTCCGTCTTACCTTCGGCATACGCCATCTGACCTTCCAGTTTCCACTGTTCAGTCTTCTTCTGGACATACTTCTCGAAGCCAAGATTTACCTTGCCTAATACGTCAGCAAGTTCTCGCTCTCGCTCCCCAACTCGTGAGAAGCTGGCAGGGCGAGGTGTTTGTACTGGAGACAGAGGAACCGTATCAGCACCGGACGACTTACTTTGCGCGTTCGGGTCTTGTACGACATCTCTCCGTTCATATCCTGTAGGCATCACGCCCTCCTAGAGTAGATAGTTAGTGCCACTTATGTTTGGATTCTTTATCGGATAATACTGCTTCGGTGCTGTGGCTTGACCGGAGCCTCCTGACCCACCGCCCTGCATACCCATTGCGAATGATGCCGTATTCATGGCAGCATCCAAATAGTAAGAGGCTTTATTGGGTTTAGGTAGGTAGGTATAATCCTGTTGCATATTCGCGGACATTCTGCTCTGCAACCTTTGTTGATCGAACGCCAGCATAGAGTTCTTGAAACTCGTCTGTCGTTCTGATTCTCGATTAGCTGCATTTCTTTGGACATCAAACATGGTCTGGTTAACAGACCTTCCCTTGACTCCAGCCGCAGCAGCAGCAGTCTCGACCCGTGCAAGCGTAAGGATAGAACCTTGCTTGATCTTCACGGCCTCGGATGCAAATGCTTGCTGCGACAGAATCTCGTTCGTGGTGATGGCGTTCTGGTTCATGGAATCGGATAACCGAACCATTGTGTTAGAATACTTCTGCCACGCTTGTTGTGCTTGCCATTGAGCCTTGTCTGCGTTGTAGGACATTCCTGCTTTCAGGAAGTTACCAGCGGCAACTGCCGCTACTGCCCACCACATATTAAGCTCCTTGCGTTATGCGTTTGCCGCGCTTGGTGTACTGACCCACCCACTCGATGTCGAGCATCGTAAGAGGAAGGTGGCTGTCTGTGAACAACTCAACCTCAGCGTAGTCCGCATTATCCCGAATAGGGAGCGTGTGGATTTCGTCTGTGATCGCAGCTTCGCCAACTACGGTACTCGGGTTCCCAACAATTCGTCCAGTGAACCGCATCTGAACATCGTCAGTGTACGGAGTGGATTTAATCGTTTCGAGAATACCCGTGTCTTTAGTGCTGATGTCAAACTTTGAGATCACCAACTTGCCTGTCGTCACCTTCTGACCATCGGCATCTCTGACGAAGGGCATGGTAGGTTTGTAAGACGAGCGATACTTCTGGCCGCAGATAACATTGCCGCCCTCCATATCTGTAGCAAACGTGATCGTATTAGTTCCGGCATCATAATCTTCAACGAGAACTCGTAGGCCCGGATGAGGGCAGTCCTCGCCTTGGACAAAGAGCATATCGTCAATGTCCGGCATATTAGGTAACAAGTCCACGATCTCAGTATCGACGGCTTCTGCTATGATCTTACGATCCAACTTAACTTGGTATGTAAGACCCGGATCATTCTGCATGTCCAAGTCCAACTTCTCAAGAATAAAATCGTCTTCGATTCTGGATACGATGTAGATGATACTCTCTACGAAGAAGAAGTAAACTACTTCATTCGGGAGTTCCCATTTACTCCATGAGGATTGCAATTTTTGATCGTCAACCCAAATGTACTCGTAGCTGTAGATAGTAGTGTCACTACCTGCTTGTACAAGAAGCGTATCAAAGTTTGAGGTCGAGGCCATGTGTCTTACACGCCCGTTGATGTATTTCAATACATGCTGCGTAATTGGCCTAGAGTCATTGATGTCTTGTGATCCCTCGGTGTAGAACTCGCGGATACCTGTAAAGTTCCCGTAGTTAATCCCGAAGAAGATATTACGCCCTGCCGGAACAGGAGCAGCATCTAAGTTGCTCTCAAAGGCAGTCGTGAGTACAAGAGAAGAGTTAGACGGCGTAAGGCTGTTACGTCCGAACACGATGAACTGTGCATTGTCTGCGAAGACAACCAGATCGCGGTTGTGCGGAAGAACGCGGAGCATCTTGCTCACGCCCTTAGCGGTACTCTCAATATCAATGGCATCTGTATCAGTTTGTCCCGTTGCGGTTTCAATCCAGAAGTCGAGAGGCTTATTCGTCCTGCTCATTATAACAGCAGGGCCAGATAGAACTACAAGCCGTCCTTGGAAGTATCCGATGTCCTCGATCTCATTATCAATGAAAGAAGGATTCTCGTTACTGTCCTCGTCGCCAACTTGCCGCCCTGCCCACTCACCTTCTTTGAAGGTAAACTCGTCAAGGGTTAAATCGTACTCTAGGATATGTGGCATCGTCGTAGTGTCCACCAGATAGAACGTCTTGTTCTTCACAGTCTCCACCCAAATACCTGCCTGACCAAATCCTGCGCCAACAGCAGGAGTGTTACCCGCGCTGTCTGCGGTGCACGAGAAAGTTAAGTACCAATCGTCCGACCCGGCGTTACCATCACCTGTTACGGTTACGTGGTATCCTTGCGGGGCATAACGAGGTAGCTTCCCAATGGTGCTTACTTTATTGTTTACAGCAACGATGTTAACTGCGCCCATACCATCATCGACAGTAACCTCAAACGTGTCTGTACGGCTGTCGTCCCAGTTGATGTACAATACATCTGAGGTGCGAGTAGTCGTAAAGGTAGTGTTGAAGTTGTTTGTTCCTGTGGCATCTAATAGGGTCTTCAATTGTGTTGCGATATAGTCAGTAGCAATCTGAGCACCGTGAGCCACAACACTCCCGTCAGGAGTAGTATGTGTTACGCTGATGCTTTGCGGAGTTCCTGTTCCGACTTCCAACCAGTTCACAGTGATCTTAAATCCCCGTGCGTACTGACCTCCGAGAATGTAAACGATAGAACCGAAGTCCATAAAGTCTGCATAATCCGTGGCCGGGTTATCGAGCATGGCGCAAGTAACTGTCTTGTTGGCAATGTAAGTTTGGTTCTCTAAAGTAGTGAACGCCAACTTCCCGCCATCAAGATAATCAAAAGCCGTGCCGTCTTCGGTCACAGTCTTTTCTACGCCATCGAAATCGAATACGCGAACTTCATCTTCAAGTGCTACGACGATGAATTTGCTATCGCCTCCGTGATCCGTGTAGTAGAACTGCGGATTATCGGAAGCAGTAAATAATGCCGCGATATAGTCAAGCGGCGGTCGTCTTGTAAGCCCATCGACAGGATTAGACGACATGTTTATTTGTTCCGTGCACTGACCGGGAAGGCGGCTACGAGCAGGCTGCTGCGATACGCCTTGGATCAGCGACTTTAAGCTACCATCAACTTTCATTAGCGACCTCCGGGCCAGCGAGGATTATAGGACGACCCTCTCTGTCTGGTTCTCATACGGAGTAGAGCAGTAGTGGGACGGTTGTTTGCGTTGATGTCAGCGGCTTTAAGCTCCTCTTGTTGGAGCCGCGCCCATGCACGATCAACTTGTTTCTCAAGGCGACTTGCCTTTGTCTCATCACCATCGTCATTAACATAGAAGTCATACGCAGCTTTGTGCATAAGATACATGGCAGCAACTTCGGGGAGGTCAACTACGTCAAGTAGAAGAACTGCATCCACGACAACTGCTTCACCAATGTTGAATGTATGGTTACGAGGATCGTATAGTTTCGTACCGCGACGAACTAACCCACTGTCAGTGTCAATCGGGTCGATGTAAAGTGTCCCTTGCGGGATGATGATATGTCCACTCTCGTTAGGCGAGAGCGTCAATTCAAATTCTGTGTTAAACCACCAGCCTCTATTCTGGAACTCCTTGTTGACCCTTTCGAGTTCAACAGTAGCCGAGAGTGCTGAGGGGTGGTTACTGGCAGGGTTACTGACAGGCGTTTCCCCGATCACATTCAGCATGTGGTTCAGGACTTCGAGTTGTGTAGTCATGTTTTCTCCATAAATGAAAAAAGCCTCGCCCTGCACAATCAAGTACAGAGCAAGGCTCTTAGACTAACTCAGGAGAGGATGTATTAGGCTCTGTATTTGTTTACAGTGCCGCAAACATCCGGGCGGTTCACGGTCACGCCAAAGGCGAGGAAGGAATCAATGAACCATTGTTTCTCTTCTTTGTTGAACCAGATGTCCGAAGTCAGAGGGATAGTTTCGCCAGCAAGCAGCGATTTCGGGTGCAGAATAACTGCAACCGCATCGGCTTCCTCAGCGGTAAGGTTGTAGGCGTTGCCATTTCCAGCGTTCGACAGCTTGTGAGCTACGATAGCAGCTTGAGGAATACGGGCAGTCTTTTCGATACGTGCACCGTTAATCTCATGGATGATACCTTTGGCGTAGTCACCATTGCCAGCCGCAAAGTCGCGGGACATCAGCTTGTCGTTGTTCAGAAGAACTTGGAACTTCTCAGGACGCACGAAGACGATAAGCTCGTCAACGGGAATGTCCTCTTCTTCCATCTGCACGATGATGTCGATGATGGCAGCAGCCAGCAAGTCGGGATCATCTTCGTCACCAGCCTGAGCCAGTTCAACGGCTTTACCAGCACCGAAAGCAGAGTTCGCGCCAGTGAAGGACGGAGCAGCTTGGTGGGAGCCTTTGATGGCTTGGATGATGAAGGCTTCGTCAAAGAACTTGCCGATCTCTTTACCGTGATCCTTAGCAAGCTCCATACGCGCATCGAAGTGCGTTTGGAACTCGTTCAGCATCGAACGGTTATCACGAGCAAGAATGACAGTATCAACCGTCAGCGAGACTTTACCAAAGCCAGTGCTGTTGGCATCAGGGCGAACGCCCGGAACCAGTGCAGTAAGCTCGGTACGACCCGTGCGGTTATTGGAGATGGTGTCCGTGCCGCGAACAGGACGAACGCGGACAAAATTCCGCATCATCGAGGCTTTGGCAAATTGGCTTTCGACTTCACCGCCGTATTCTTCCAGCAGTAGAGCGAGGTCAACGTCTGACAGGTGTGTGCTGTCGGTAGGTAAACCGGGCATATTGTTATAACTCCTTTAGGGTTGTGTTAGTTGATTACAGAGAAGCGGCTCGACGGGAACGGAGAGACTCAATTGTACGAGCATTTT